AACCCTCGAGTTCCGGCCACTGAGTGGCCACGATGTGCTTCTTGACGTAATGCACCTTCCTACGTTCGGAGCTTAACCCGTTCGTAGGAGAGGTCGACCTATGCTCGTGCTGTAAGGCACGGACGATCTGAGGTTTAAGAAGCTTGGACCCCTTTACAAGGAGTCTGTCAATCAAAGTTCCTGTCTCGTCAGTGACGAGGCGAGAACCCGTAGACGACTTCAACGACTGTATCAAGGTCGCTGAGTCGTTACGGTTTCTATACTTAGCTCCGACCTGGAGCAAAGCAAGAAAGGTATATCTATGATAACCGCGCTCCTGATCCACTTTGAAGGTCGACGATTCGGACTCATTACCGACGAGTCCAAGATCACCATAACCTTCCGGAATAAAGACACGGGATTGCCTAGGTATACGATTGACGTAGAACTGCCACACACTCCAGAAGCGGGATCGTACAGACAGGTCATAAGCGTCATTCCCAGCTCTGATTGGATTTTCGACTCCGATCAGAGGTTCGGGAACAACGTCACGACTAGTTTGTATAATTCGCCTAAGAGCGTTAGCAGCTCGGATAGAGCTTCCAACATCGATGATCCTTTCCTTGAGGAAGATAGGTCTTACATTACTACCGAAGAACCAGTCGGCTCCACAGCTCTCCCGAAAGTATCCGGAAGAGTACGTCTTGTCTTTGTTAGTGACAAAACCAGTGTAGTCGAGTACTCGGACAAAAAGCTCGTAGGCTTCCGCGGGTATGATGATATCATCCCCGTAGACGCCGATACTCTCAATCTCGACACCGACCTGCTGGCATGCGCCAACAGCGAGAGCGTAGAAGATCAGAGACTCGAGCTCGAAAGTGTAGCCGTTTCCCATGGCGGACCATTTCTCGTAAGAGATGATGGTACCGTCTGGGAGGCGACCCCGCTTATGTCTTATGTCGTCCATTACGCGTGACCATTCGTATGGAAGCAAGTCCCATACGAGTTCACGGGATACAGTGTCGCTTGCCGATGATAAGTCGACAGTCGCACTGCGTCCCGTGACAGAGGCCGCGCGTGCCAGGATCTGGTTTCGGACTTGACTGTTAAGGTCAACTCCGCAACGTTTCAGACGACGCCTGATCACGTCCCCAACCGCCTTCTGAAGGAACATATTCAGTGTGGCGGCTACGGTAATGGTTCGGTTAGTCTTAGCGTTCTTCGGAACGAAGGTAATGCGGTCAGTATCGACGATCGTCGGCTGGATTAGCACGCTGAAGTCAGGCCCGAAGGGCTCAACATTCGCCAAGGCTTTTGACCAAAGCGGCGTGCATCCAATTAACGGTTTTAGATACTTAAGCGCATCGCGAGTTGCGTCTAGCTCGGAACTGAACTTTTCGCTAATGCCCGTCTTGCTCCCACGGCAACTTGAGGTCACGCCTGGGCCAAAACCTCCATCGAGCAGGTATGATGGTCGCCAACGTCCAAGGATGTGTGCTATTTTTCGCTGAGCCAGAAACAATACTGACTCAACGTCTGGAGTACTAAAAACTCCAGAGGCACGTTCTTTAAGACGGCGATTAGTCTGCCTACAGATGGATTCCGCTTCAAGAAACTTGCCAAGCGCAACCGCGTCTTTGTCGATCCCCGTAGGAAAATCAGGGAATTTGCTAAGATACGATACCGCCTGGTAGTCCCTCTTGAAGCTAGAAGCACTTGTATACTGAAGAGGATTTACTCTCTTCTCTATCAGTTGAACATATTCCTTGCTCTTGAGGAGTAGGTAACACGCCAGACTAACAGGTGTGTCAAGTGCCCCGTAGAGACGGAGAGCTCCTCGCTCGGACGTCTGATGTTCAGCCGTACTGAGCCTCGTGTTCCAAGAGGCTCTGCCACCATGTGACTGAGTCATATGATTCTCCAGAGAACTTCACTTGAAGACCGGTAAGGTCAGAAAGTAGTTAACCGCATAGTAAGCACCCGTGAGGGCGCCGACAACGAGTGCGACGACTAGAGCCAGCTGTGCAATCAAGACAGCCAGCCCGAAGATCGTTTCATTCGGCCTAGATGACCTTAACATCAGTCAACTAGGAATGCGGAAGTTCTCGATCGCGTCGATCATCACTGCATGGCCAAGCAGGTTCTTCGTGTAGGCCAGGAGATCACGTCGCTCAGCGAGCGGCGCCTCTTGACCCATTACGAAGTCCCCACTAGCCATGTTCGTGTAGGCGACGGTAGGAGACGGTTGAATGCCAGACATCGTCGTAGGAGCGGTGACCGCCATAGTCGGAAGTTTGACCTTGTACGAGACCTTGTATGTCCGGACGTTCGGTCCGGGCAGACGTTGTCCGAGGGTCACGACGGGGTTCCCAATATACAACCCGGAGCTCATCTCATTCCAGGTTGCCAGGGAGCCGTCCGACGAACGAGCAGCGAAGGTTTTTGCCACGGCCGCGTAATTGGCCAGGGTAATATCGGCAATGCTTGCCATAGGTTTGTCACCAGGGTTAGGTAGTTGATTATCGAACTCTGAAAGTCTGACGTAGCAGCGCAAGCGCTGTCACGACATGATCGACGGAGAAGGGGTCCTTTACGACCGGTAGTCTGGGTCTAGGAAAAGTAGCGTAAACATCGCGCCTGTGGTTCAGAACCTCAGTGCGAAAGCTACCTTCCTTGACTGTGACTTGATGGAGATAGGGGTTCCCGTTGTCGAAGACATCAGCTATTTGCCTGATACCGTCTCTTTTGGTCCAGTAGGTTATGAATCCATCCAGGAAAGTGACACCCTGAGTCGCAGTTAAGGACGAAAGGTAATCACCGATTGGAAGGACCCAGTCTGCCACGAAACTAAATGGGAGTAGCTCCCAAGCTAAGAGATGCGGCTCGGCGAGTCCCATGTTTGGCGTATTGCCGAAGAGTCCGGTGCTGGTGCGAAAACGGAAAGTGATTCTCCCGTTCATAGTGCCAGTACTAGAATCCGCGGTTTTACCAGTAGATCCGTATGGATAGGTCGAAGCTAGTGCCTTAAGCTCAATCTTGTGACGGGCAGTAACGGTAGAGACAGAATACTTCTCGCGATGAAACTCTGCGAGAAGCTCCGCTGCGCCGTATATGTCCTGCAAGAGAGGCATCCAGCCAAACTTAAACTCCAACCACAGGTCTGCTAGAGCAGAAGAGGGGACGACGTCCTTCTCAATCACGGTGCGTATACGCTTGCGAACTCTCACGAGTTTGCGTTTGTGTACAACAACACCGAGAGCACGGGCCAATGCTTCAACGTTGCCAGCCTTGAGCGCCTTACCTGCAAAGATAAGACGATTGAGGTTGTTGACAATTAGAGCGCTGGTCTGTTTCTTCTCTCCAAACATCTGGGCAAGATTCACCTTAAGGTCTTTAACCTTCAGGAGCGCCTTGTTGACCAGAATGGCTTCCATATCTGTGTAGCGATCGGTATAGCTGCACAGTGTTGGAATTCCGAGGCTTGCTGCTGGATAATCGCTGAACGAGCTCGATCCGCCTCCGTTCCAAGTAATAGAGCTTCGAACCTGCAGCCGTCCGTAGTGCCATTGTTGAAATGACATTTCGTAAGCTAAGGGTTTTAGGTCTCTATTCTTCTTGGATCGGAAGTTGACCGTCTTGTAGCGTGTACTTACAACCCGATGACTGACAAGACAAGATTGAGTCCCCCTCGTGACCGATCCATCACTGGACACGACATAAGGGAGATCTTTGAACTTGAATTCTTGTGCAGCGCGTCCAGGAGGACCTTTCGACACGGGCTTTGGTAGCCGTGATCGAACCGAAGGTCGAACTCGATGGACCGTAATCTTCTTCAACCTCGACCACCCTTTAAAAGGTGAGCGGGGACGAAAGGGACGACGGTCTTCCTGATCCAATCGTAGTTGACGCCATCGCGATAGTATGCGATAGATCTTCTTACGAGTTGGCTCCTTAGGACGCTTAGGCGGTTTTTGGGTGTAACCCATTCATAAGTACTCCAGTAATGAACCTCAAAGGGAGGGTATCCTGGGTGGGAT